ACAATTCTTTTTATCGTTATTAAAAATGAGCAGAAATGAACCAGATCCAATTGGTGAAATTTCTAAGATTCAAAAAGAAATGCATGAATTCGATATTAAACTACTTCCTCCACATATCATTAAGTCAGAGATGGATTTCTCAACAGAAGATAAAGATATCAGATTCGGTTTATTATCAATCAAAGGAATTAGTGATAAATCTATTGAGAAACTAAATAGCTTCAGAAACAAGTATTCTAATAAATTCGAGATCTTTCAAGCAGCAGAAGAAGCTAATCTTAACATTGGAGTTTTATCTTCTTTAATTCAAGCTGGAGCATTAAGTGGTTTTAATCAATCTAGAAGTAAAATTGTATTAGAAGCTCAATTATGGAATATTTTAACTTCTAAAGAAAAGAAATATTCAATTTCATTTGCAGATCAATTTGATTATGATCTTATTAAGATTATAAAACATTTGAATAAATTCACAGATGAAAAGAATCATGTAATCATTAAAGATACTAGATTGAATACTATTAAAACTAAATATACTCCATATCTAGAAATTTATAATCAGAATAGTAAAAGCGAAAGTTTTGCTAATTGGTATTACGAAAAGAAGCTTCTAGGATATACTTATAATAAGAATCTAAGAGATATTTTTGCTGAAAAAAGAGAAAATCTTAAACATATAAGTGATGTTATTGATGAACAAGTTAATACCAAAGTCGCTTTTGTAGGTCAAATTGAAGAAGTTTATACTGGAGTATCTAAAAACGAAAAGAAAACTAGATATGTAAGATTAAAGATATCAGACGAAACATCTTCAATTAGCGTATTAATATTTAATGATAATATTGAAAATAATAAATTATTAAATAATAAAGCTTTTGAAGAAGGAAATATTGTCATCGCTAAGGGTTCAAAAAGAGATGATTGCATATTTGGAGACTTAATAGCAATTCAAGACCATCAAATATACATGAAATTGAATGATTTAAAAAAGATTGATAAAAATAATTGACATTTAATTATACTTGATATAATATAAGCTATATGATTTCATTCTATAAACCAAACAGTAAGAATACTGGAACAGCTTGCAGCTTCACAGTAAATACAAAAGACGCCTCTATATGGGGATCATTAATTAAACAATCTTCTTGGAACGATGCCAAGAAAATTGGTTCATTTTCAGAGAATCAAAATAATCCAAGTAAAAGTGTTAAAATTAAATTCTCTCTAAATGAAGCAGCTGGGATTCTGGATGCAATCGAAAGAAACGTAGAATTTTCTGCTTATCATACCTCTGAAAAACAAACTACAAGAATTAAGTTTTGTCCATATATTAAAGATGACAAACAAGTAGGGTACTCTTATTCAGTCAATAAAGAGGACAAGCAAAATAGTGAAAATAAACAATCTTATTTAATTGGATTTTATTTTAATGAAGCTTCACTTATTAAAGAGTTTTTAAAATTCGCACTTCATTCAACTTTTCACCAACAACAAGTAGAAAATATCAAAAGATTAAAGAATAAGAAAACTGAATCAGCCGATACGACGCCAAATGTAGATGCAGAAGGTGATCTTTGGTGAATAAAAAGAAAAAAGTTTTAATACAAACTGATTTTTCCCTTGCAAAAACAGGGTTTGGAAGAAATGCTAAAACTCTTTTAAAATATTTATATAATTCAAATAAATATGATTTAGTTCATTATTGCTGTGGAATGCCCTGGAGTCATCCAGAATTAAAAAGAACCCCATGGAAATCAATCGGATCTTTACCAGACACTCAACAAGAAGTAGAGCTTTTAAATAGAGATCCAAATTTAGCTAGAATGGCAAGTTATGGCGCTCATTATTTAGATAGAATTATCGATCAAGAAAAGCCAGACATATATATTGCTGTTCAAGATATTTGGGGAGTTGATTTTGCTATAGATAAGCCTTGGTTTAATAAAATAAATTCTGCTATTTGGACCACCTTAGATTCATTACCAATATTGGACTCAGCAATTTCTTGCGCACCAAAGGTTAAAAATTACTGGATTTGGAGTAATTTTGCCACCAAAGCATTAAATAAAATGGGATATAAACACGTTAAGACTGTTCATGGATGTTTAGAATCTAAAGATTTTTATAGACTATCAGATTTTGATAGAAAAAAATTAAGAAATAAATATAATCTGCCCCAAGATGCATTTATAATTGGTTTCGTTTTTAGAAATCAATTGAGAAAAAGCGTCCCTAATCTTTTAGAAGGATATGCTTTATGGAAAAAAGAAAATCCAGATATTAAAAATACATTTTTACTTCTTCATACTCATTGGGGAGAAGGATGGAATATTCATAAATTATGCAAAGAATTGAATGTAAATCCAGCAGAAGTATTAACGACTTATATATGTAAAAATTGTGGAGAGTATGAAATCAAAAATTTTACTGGACAAGATCTAAATTGTAAATATTGTGGAGCAGAAAAAAGTCAAACTACCACTAATGTTAGTATCGGAGTTACAGAGCAACAATTGAATGAAGTTTATAATTTAATGGATGTATATTGTCATCCATTTACTAGCGGAGGACAAGAAATTCCAATTCAAGAAGCTAAACTTACTGAATTAATCACTTTAGTTACAAATTATTCATGTGGTGAGGAGATGTGCGAAAAAGACGCGGGTTCTATTCCGTTAGAATGGTCAGAGTATAGAGAGCATGGCACAGAGTTTAGAAAAGCTTCTACTTATCCAGCTTCTATAGCTAAGAACTTAAATAAAGTATATAAAATGTCTAAAGCTGAAAAAATAGAAATGGGAAAAAAAGCAAGAGACTGGACAATTAAAAATTATTCAGTAGAATCTGTTGGCTCAACTATAGAGAATTTTATAGACACCGCAGAAAATACAAACTTTGATTTTTCTAACTCTCAAATTGAAAGAAATCCAAATGCAGTTATACCAGAAATAAAAGAGAATAAAGATTGGATTTTATATCTTTACCACAATATTCTTTGTCTTAAAAATATTAACGAAAGTGACTCTGGATTTATTTACTGGATGGACCAGCTTGCAAAAGGCGCTTCCAGAAATGATGTGGAATCATATTTCAGAAAAGTTTCAACAGAAGATTTAAATAAAAATAAACAAATCCCATTCGAAGAGATCTTGGGTAAAGATGATGATGGAAAAAGATTATTAGTAGTAATGCCAGAAAGTGCTGGAGATGTATTTATGAGTACGAGTTTACTACCTTCTATTAAAAAAATTTATCCAGAATATAATATATATTATGCTACCAAACAAGAATATTTCTCTATTTTAAATGGTAATGAATATATCTATAAAACAATTCCTTATATTCAACAAATGGATAACTTAATGTGGCTAGAAGGCGCTGGCGATCATAAAGGATTTTTTGAAATTGCATTTTTACCACACGTAGGTACTCAAAGAGTTCTTAATTATCTTCATAATGGTAAAGATAAAATAGAATTTAATATCAAAAATTTTAATATATAATATGCATATTTTAGAACAATACGCTTTAAATTGTGGAGTATCTATTTCTAAACCATATATAAGCGAAGAATTTTTTCCGCTCCCATTTGAAAAATATATAACATTACATCCAAAAGGTAAATTTCCATCTAGAGAATACGATCACTGGGAAGAAGTAACGAGTAGTTTGTTTCCTATTTTAGAAAAGCATAATATTAAAATAATTCAAGTTGGAGCAAAAGAAGACCAACCAATACCCTTTTGTTATGCAACAAATGGACAAACTAATTTAAATAATTTAGCATATTTAGTTAAAAATTCTTTACTTCATCTAGGAGTAGATAGTCTTCCAATCCATTTCGCTTCTGCGTTTGGAAAGAAAATAGTTGGACTTTATTGTAATATGTACCCTAATCAATCCGCCCCATATTGGTCTTCTTCCGAAGATTGCGATCTATTGTTTGCCGATTTAAAAGGTAAAAAACCATCTTACGCAGCTTTTGAAAACCCAAAAACAATCAATACTATAAAACCAGAAGATATTGCTAATAGTGTTCTTAAAAAATTAAATATTAATGAAACTATCAAAAATAAAACAATTTATTTTGGGGATGCTAGTAATATTAGATCTATAGAAATTATTCCAGATCATGTCCCTAATCTATCATCATTTAATATAGATATAGCGAATGTGCGAATGGATTATTATTTTAATGAAATGTTTTTATTTAACATATTAAGCGTATATAAAACTAATATCTTAACTGACAGAGCAATCAATATAAATGAATTAATTAAATTTAAGAATAATATTTTGCATGTTTACTTTATTATTAATAATGAATCAAATTTTGATATTAAATTTATAGAAAATTTAAAAAATAATGGAATAAAATTTTCCATATTATCTTTTATTCCAGAAGATAAAACAGAAAAAATTAAAATTCACACTATGGATTTTTGTAATATTATTACAAAAAATTTACAAAAAAATAAAGAGATTATTAAATCTTTTAATATAAATAATTTAAAATTTAAATCAAGCAAGCTACTTTTAAGTCAAGGCAAGATGTATCCATCCTTTCAAAATTTTAAATCAAATATAAGCTACAAACAATCGTTACATGAATATTTCGACTTTGAAGACAATGGCGATCTTTATAAAGAGTTAGATAATTTATATATTTTTAGTATTGACTAAATTTTTAAAAGATAGTATCATATTAAAATGAGTCCAAGAATTAAAGCAGAAGAAAGTACAATCTCAATTGGTAGTTCTGAATTGTTTGAAGCAATTACGGTTTCTGAACAAAAACAAGAAATTCCCCAATTAACTCCTCCAAATTTAATAACAAGAAATAAATATGGTCTTATCGAAGATAAAAGTCTTAATTATATATTTAATGATGATGGAACAATTAATTGGCGTAAAATGGTAAAGATTGAGCATCTTGTACCTAATAGACAAAAAACCCAAGAAACAGACGTTTCTAAACTTCAAGATAAAGATTTATTAATTCTTTTGGGTGGTATTAAAGAACTTGCTCAAATTCGTGGTTATACAAGTGTTGAATATAAAGTGGTAGCTGCTTCTGAAAATTATTTCGCAACAAGCTGTAGAATTACTTGGCTTCCTAATTATGAAACTGGTGGCAAGGAAATTATTTTTGAATCTCTTGCTGATGCTACGATAAATAATACAAAAAGTTTTGCTAGATTCTTTTTAGCTGCAATTGCCGAAAATCGAGCTTTTGTTAGATGTGTAAGAAATTTCTTGAAAATTAACATTGTATCCCAAGAAGAACTTGGAGACGCTAAATTAATAGATGATTCAGTAACTCAAAATGACAATCCAACATCGCCTCATTCCTTACTAGAAAAAGTAATGAAAGAAAAAAATATTAATTTTGATCAATTAAAGAAAAAATTATTAAAAGAAAAATTTGATAACGCAGAAAATTTAAATTCAATTTCTGATATTCCCAAAGCTAAAATTTTTGAGCTTATAGAAAGAATTAAAAAAGTTTAACTTAAAATATAAGTAGAAAAGTTAATCGAAACTTTTCCATTATCAGAAACATTTAAATTTAAACTTTCATTATTTTTAATAATATTGTTAAAATTAAAAGATAGTATATTTATAAGAGTTGAATAATTTTTAAAATTTATTTGCATCGATCTTATTTGATTATTCAGCAAGAATGATCTCATGTCTGACATAATATAATTATCAATATCTAATTCAAAAGCGAAATCTATTTTTATAGGATAATTAATTAATACTTCTGTAGGATAATATTCTCCTATAGTATATTGTGGTATTCTATTTGTTGAAATAGTCATATCAAAAGAAAGCAACCTATTAGTTAAAACTTCATTAAAAGTTATATCAGTATAACATAAATCATATGGCACTATATTATAATCTAATACATTATTAGTTATAATACCAGTTTGTTCTGCGAATTTACCATAAACATCAATATCTGCTCGACAAACTATAGGATTATCAATTGCAGTTTTAATGTTATATCTCATTAAATAACCGCTATTAAAATTTAAATATTTATTAGCATAACCTAAAACCCCACTTATTATACTTTGACCTGTAAAAGCAAGTATTGGATCAACATTAGAAGGTATATATTCTATATTAATAGAAGCTTTATTTTGCTCATTTACTAAATAATTAAAACCTGTATCTTGTATAGCTATAGAAGGAGCAATATTTGTGTCATAGGATACCCCCAAAGACTGAACTCCAGAAATAAACTGTCCATTTAGATAAATATTTTGATTTTGTTTAGAAGAAAAGATAGGCATTTAATATAATTACACCATTAAAACAAGTGTAATTATTTAAAAGGTATAAGGTTATGGCAAGTATATACGATACAGTTTCTGGCTGGTCTAATAGTGCTAACTATATTAAATACAATATAGTTTCTGGATCTAATCTTAAGTATTATTATGCAGTATCTAGTAATAGCGCATCCGACCCCACAAATACATCAAATCTTCAAACGAAATGGGATGGATATATAAATATTAATAGCACATTAATTCCAAATTTTTTCTGGAAACCTTCGTATACTAGCAGTATTACCACCGCTCCAGATATTAATATTATTCAATTTGGAAATGGATACCAACAAAGATTAAATCAAACTATTAATCCAAATTTAGCACAATTTGAAGCACAGTTTGATAATAGATTAGAATCTGAAGCGATAACTTTATTGCATTTTTTAAATGCTAGATCAGCAAAAGAAGCTTTTATATACAATGTTCCTACAATATATAGTAAAACTAATTTTTCAACAAGGTTTATTGCACCAAATTGGTCTGTAAGTTATAATTCTTATAATAATTATTCAATAAAAGTTAAACTTCAAGAGGTCTCAGCGTAATGCCAACTCAAGATCAAACGTTTAATCAAATAGTTAGTGGGTACAAATCTTTAAATACAGAGTTATCTAAATTAGAGCCATCAACACCAATTATTTTTTACGAAATAGATTTAACAGAAATTTATCCTAAAGCAAATTATGCACAATCTAATCAACCAATAACAAATGGTATTCTTAGAATATACAATGACTATAATTTATTTAATATTTCTACGAATCAATATGGCACAATAAATTGGCAAGGAAATGATTATTATCCTTTCCCAATATATGCTGAAGGGTTTGATTTATCTTCATCAGCCACATTACCCACACCAATTATTTCTTTTTCTAATTTTTCTCCTGATTTGTCAAATAATTCTTTTTATAAATACATTAGAATGCAAATTGAATCTCTTGGGGATATAGTTGGATCTAAATTGACAAGAATTAGAAGTTTTTTAAAATATTTAAATTCAACTAATTTTTCCAATGGAATAAATCCATATACTGATGATTCTTCTATAGTTGAAATAGAATTACCAAGAGATATATATTATATTGATAGAAAAAATTTAGAAACAAAATCTAAATTAGAGTATACTTTAGCATCTATATTAGATGTAGAAAATATAAATCTTCCTGGTAGATTAATTTTAGGATCAAAATGCCCATTTCAATATAGAGGCGAAGGTTGCATGTACGAGTATAATACAAGAAAAACCATTATACATAGTGGAATATATGGACAAGTTACTGATCCAGGAATTAGAATTCATCTTCCAATAGAAGCTCCACCAGTTGCAACAGATAATGATGAATTATATTTGGGAACAATATTTACTGGTAGCGCAGATAAACTAAGATTTAGTGGAATAGATTATAAATCTGTTGGAGCAGGTAATTATGGAAATCTTAATCAATGGACTTTTACAAATTATACTCTTGGTGGAGCAGCAACGAATTTAGCCGCGGCTACAATTTTAAATGACGGTAGTACAGCGGTTGTAGGAGCTACATCTCAAGCGTCAATTGGCACAGTTCAATTAGCATTAAATACTGGGGCACAAGTTACAAGAATTAAAATAGCGTCACTCACCCAATTTGCAAATGATTATCAAATTCAATTTTCTCCACATCCTAACGTTTGGGCGACGGTTAGGAATGTGAGTGGAGAAGATTTAACCTGGCAGTTGAATGGCAAAATTGCTGGAACTTATTTATTAGATTTTCCAATGAGAGGATATCATACAGGATGGAGAATTGTAACTACAAATTCTTCAGCTGGAACACAAATTTCAGAATTAAATTTTAGTGGACAATATAGAATTGGAGATCAAGATTTATGGAATACAGGAATAAATTATCAAAGAGGAGATTATATTTTTCTAGAAAAAGATGGATTAAAGTATTATTTTGTATCAATAACTGGACATACTTCTACCGTATTTAATGCACCACCAAATAGAAATTTTTGGGGCTCAGATACTTGCAGTAAAACAATATACGCTTGTAATTTAAGATGGTTAAAAAATCCTTATTTTCGACCAGTTTTATGGCCAACAACCAGAGGTGGATGGGACAGAGATGGTCATATAAGAAGATTCCAAATCACAGGAACAGGTGGAGAATTCGGAGGAAATAATATAAGAAGACTATTAACACCTCCTTGGTATAAAACAGGATCAAATGAAGGATGGCCAAGGAGACCAGATGTGCATGATCCAAATAGTTCATACGCGCATGGAATACCAAAAGATTATACTGGTGAATATTTAAATGGATTTTTGCCATTTGGCGGATTTCCTGGAGTAGATAAGGTAAGATGAAATTTAATAAAATTATTAATTTTATTAAGAAACATGCTTCAGAGGAATGTCCTAAAGAATGCTGTGGTTTTATAGTTGAAAAAGATAATGATTTTTATTGTATTAAAAGTGAAAATATAGCAAAAATACCGACAAGAGATTTTAAAATAAAAGCATCAGATTTTATAGATATCAAAAACAATTATAATATACTATATATTTATCATAGTCATTGTGATAAAAAATATACAGAATTTTCTCCAAAAGATATTATATGTTCAGATGCAATAGGAATTAATTATTTACTTTATATAAATAATGCCGATATATATAAAATATATGAAACGAATAGTTTTTCTAAAAAATATATAGGAAGAATATATCAGTATAAAAAATATGATTGCTTGAGTTTAATTATTGATTTTTTAAAAAATGAATTTAATATTTTTTTAAATTCTAATCCAATTTATGATTTTATTGATAAAAATGGAAGTTTAAATGTAGATCTAACAGAAACTACAAAAAAAGTTTTTCTTGAATCAAATAAATTTATAAAAATTGAAGATTTTAATGAAATTAAAAAATACGATATATTTTTAATGAAGAATCACTTAAATACACCATGTCATTTTTCAATTTATCTCGGAGATAATAAGATTTTACATCATACAGTAGATCGTTTCTCGAGAATAGAAAATTACTGTAATTCCTTTAAGAAAAGAACAATTCTAGGATTAAGGATGACTAATTGATATGGTAAAAGTTAATTTATATGGTAAATTAGGCAAGGATATAGGATCCGAATGGACCTTGGATGTATCAAGCGTTCAAGAAGCGTTTCGAGCAATAGAAGCTAATACTAGAAAATTAAAAAAATGGATGTTTAATGAAGGATCTCAATATAATTTATGTATTCTTATAAATAAAAAACCAATCATTTTTAATGAAAAAGAAAATATAAAATCTTCAGAAATTTTTTGTATTTTTGGAAATAAATTAAAATCTATAGATGTTATTCCAGAAATTGGTGGATCTTTTGATTTTAGTTTTGATTTCGGAGGAGGTGGTGGAGGTGGCTTTGGCGGTGGAGGCGGTGGAGGCGGTGGTGGATGGGAAGATTATTTGGGACCAGCTATAGGAATTACTTCTACTCTTTTGGGAGCTTTTGGGGGACCATATGGAAGCCTCGCTGGAGGAGCACTTTCAATTGGGGCTGGAATTTATTTAGATAATAGTTTTTCTCCTTACTTAGTAACTCAAGGTTTAGCCTTGATTGCGGGAGGAGTAACTAGCTTGTTAGCTAAATCACCGCCTAATGTTCCATATCAAGCTCAACAAGCAACTACCGCAACACAAGGAGCAGTTGGTCAAGGTGGTGGTCCTCAATCTTATTTATTTAATGGTCCAGTTAATATCGCTGGAGAAGGAGGGCCAGTTCCAGTTGGATATGGTCAACTTATGGTTGGAAGTAATGCGATTAATGTTTTTTATGAAAATATTTATCTTACAAACAGAAGAACAGTTTTTACAGATGAAGCAGATACTAGATTTTTACAAGATACAGATCAAGGATATCAATTTCCATTTAATGAACAAATGATGTTAATAAATCAAAAGGCAGGATGGGTATAATATGGCTGGTAATCCTAATCTTTATAGTGAGGGTCATGAAGGTATTGACTATGTTAGCAATATGGGAAATATGTGGGGAAATTCTGACTTTCCAGATACTTTTGCGGCAAAACATTTAGGCGGTGGTCATAATTTACTTTTTAGTGGTCTTGATTGGTGGGGCGCTAATCAGTATAATGCTACATTAAGTTACGCTTGGAGTGGTATAGTAGGTCCAAGATCTTTGATAATAGATTTAACTGGAACAATGTGGAATGCAACTGGAACACCAGCAAAACCTAATGAATGGCCATCTAATATATATGCAGATACAGGAAATACAAGAGTTCATTGGGATACAAGAAGAGGAGTAGGATTACCTACAGATGAAGTTGGAAGATTTTGGACAGTTCCTCCAAACCCAGATTTCCAAAGACTTTATCATACTGGTGCACCAAAATTAAGAACTTTATATACTATACCAGATAGAGTTGGTTATAGAGAATTTTATAAAATAGTACCAACAAGCTTAAATGATCTTTCAATTTCAACAACTCAAAATGTACATATTTTAGATTTAATTTCAGAAGGACCAATAGAAGGATTAGTTACTGGAATATATACATATAGCATTAGTGGAAAATCAATCAATGATGTAGGTTATACATCTTATACTTTTAATCCATATTCCACACAAAATGCAGGAAAAGTATCTTCTATATTAGATCCAAATATAACAATCCCACCTGAAGCTAGATCAATTTTTTGGAATGATACTCCAGTCGCAACGGTCGATGGACTTTTAAATTTTAGATATACAAATTATAAATTTGAATATGGATCACCAAATCTTCATACTGTATCTACTCCAAATATTAATTTATATGAAGATAGATATCATTACGATGGTTATCAAGTTGATCAATTTAAAATTCCAGTAGTTGTAGCAAATACAACCTCTATAAATGAAAAAATATCTGGACCAAGTTTTTATAGTGGATTAATGTCTGGATTAATACCTCAAAAGAAATACTATGTTTATAGTACAGATATAGATGCAATTAAAATTATATATACTGTCAATAATTTATTTTCTACTATTGTTTCTGGAGTACAAGCTGGAGCGGTATTAAAAGATTATATTAAAATGGGAGTGATATTATATAGAGTTTTTTCAGATAGAAGAGAAGCCATAGCTACAACTAAGTATTCACAAACAAAACCAGAATCATTTTCTAGTGATTCTTTTTATATAAAAGGTAAAATTACGAGTCCAACTTCAGTTCATTATACTATTTGGTTAAGACCATATGCGGATAATGGATATTTAATAGAAACTCTTCCAGATCAAATTGGATGGGCCGTTGAATTACAAAAAATTAGTCAAGAATATTCACAATCCGCAAGATCAAATTCTACGTCAGT